CCATGCGGCACGATCACCGCGACGCGACCGGAATGCCGCTTGGCGATCTCGATCATGTGGGTGATGAAGGCGTAGTCGCCCTTGGACTTGGGCGGCACGCCGCGCCAGAAGCGCTTGTACTGGTCGCTGTCGGCATCCTCCGCGCCCCATTTGTCAAGCGAGAACGGCGGATTGGCGAGCACCACGTCGAAGCGCATCAGGTGGTCGCCCTCGACCAGCGCGGGGCTGTTGAGCGTGTCGCACCATTCGATGCGCGCGGCGTCCTTTGCGTGCAGGAACATGTTCATCCGGGCCAGCGCCCAAGTCGCGCCGTTCACCTCCTGCCCATAAAGGGCGAAGTTCTCGGAGCCGACCTCTTGCGATGCCTGGATCAGCAGCGAGCCAGAGCCGCAGGCGGGATCGCAGATCGTATTGCCGGGCTGCGGCGCGGCCAGCTTGGCCAGCAGGCGGGACACGGCGGTGGGGGTGTAGAACTCGCCCGCCTTCTTTCCGGCGTCCGAGGCGAAGCGCGAGATCAGGTAGATGTAGCACTCGCCGATGATGTCCTCGGTCACCCGCGACGGGCGCAGGTCGAGCGCGGGCTTGGCAAAGTCCTCGAGAAGGTTCTTCAGGCGGCGGTTGCGATCCTTGGGGCGGCCGAGATTGGCTTCGGAGTTAAAGTCGATATTGCGGAAGACGCCATCCAGCTTCGCGAGGTTCGAGTCCTGGATCGCCTCCAGAGCGATGTTGATCAGTTCACCGATGTTGGGTTCGTTCCGCTTGGCATAAAGGTCGTAGAAGCTGGCGCCCTCGGGCAGGATGAACCGTTCGCGCTCAAGCCGGCGGCGAATGCGGGCCTCGTCGCCGCCGTACTGCTTGCGGTAGGTCTCGACGTGGTCGTTCCACAGGTCCGAGATGTACTTCAGGAACAGCATCACCAGGATGTAGTCCTTGTACTGACCGGCATCGACAGCACCCCGGAAGGTGTCGCACGCCGCCCACGCGGTCTGGTTGATCTGCTGTTGGGTGATCTGGTCAGTCATTGGGCGATTTCCTTCTGGTCGGCGGCCTTTGCGGCCTCGCCGAGAATGGCGCTTACGAGTTCTTCGCGGCGAGCGGCGAGTTGACGGAGCAGTTGTCCCTCCTGCCGGGCTAGGGCATCGAGTTCGACGACACGTTTCTGCGTGGGCAGGTCGGGCACGGCAATCTCGAGGTTCTCGAGGACCGACATCGGGATCATCCGGAGGCTTGTGCCTTGCGCTTCCGCGCCGAGCTTACGCTGCGCGTCGGGCTGGTTGATCGCCCACGCCAAGTATTCTGGAAGAACTCGCCGCCGGTCGGGACGAACAATCACCAACGGGACGATGACCACGACAGGTTCTGGCAGCGGATCGGGAATCGCTGCTGCGGCGTTCGGCTCGCCACGCGAGCGGAAGACGACCTCGCCTCCTCGGACGAAGTATCGGTCGGACAGTTCGCCCAGTTCATACCTCTGGAAGTCTGGGCGAAGCTCTTCGCCGTTCGTTCCGACGTCACGCAGTTGCAGCGCTGGCACGCCACCCTCCGGCAGCGGGTCGAGCCTGCCGCGCGCCGTGTAGCCGGAGTGAATGTCAGATAGCTCCGCGAGCCGCATGAAAGAATCCTCTGTAAGGCGTTTACAGAGAAATAGGTGTCCGCACATCGCAAGTCAATCCGTCAAATTGCAGTTTTCGCCCTACAGAGAAAAATGCTGGGTCTGATGCTGCCACAGGGGCGGGAACGGCTCCAGCAACTGCGTGAGCGCCACCTCCGGTCTCTGCTTCCCGTCAAGGATCGCCTCGACAATGTCGGGCGACAGCAGCGTAAGTCGCAAGACTCGAGTCATGTAGGAGGGAGCAATCCCCTCCCGTTCAGCCAATTCGGCAGTTGTAGCGAACTGTCCGGATTCGAGCATCTGTTTCCACCGGAATGCGCGGGCCAGCGCCTTGACCAGCGTGTTGTCGGTCCGCCGCGAGTACGTTGCGCCTTCCGGCAAGTGCATTTCCTTCCGTCCGCCGCGCTTCACTACGCGGAACGGGACGTGGAGCGTCAGGGTGTCAGGCATCGGAGCTCCGCGTGTCATGCTGCGGCCTCGATGCCGCCAGCTAGAAACTCACGCGCAAGGCTGCCGAGCCCGTCGACGCGGAGCCGGACATTCAGGCCGTCCGTACCGATGTCGACCCGTTCAACCAGCAGCGCCGCGATGCGCGCCTGTTCGGCGGGGAAGAGTTCATCCCACAGCGGGTCGAGCCGCGCAAGCGCCGCGCGGGCGTCGGCCTCGGTAGTGCCATTAGCGTGTACACGCGCCGCCTTCCACGTCCCCGCCACGATCTCCGGCTGGCGGAAGACGGCGCGCAGCTGGTCGATCACGGTAGCCTCGATCTCGCCAGCGGGCACGCGGCCCATGGGACACGCCCCCGCGCCGTGCTTCAGCACCGTCTGGCTGACATAGTAGCGATACAAACGCCCGCCCTTTCGGGTGTGGGTCGGCGAGAACGCTGCGCCGTCGGGGCCGAACAGCAGCCCCTTCAGCAGCGCGGGCGTGTCGGCGCGGGTGCGGGCGGCGCGCTTGCGCGGGCTTTCCTGCAGGATGGCGTGGACGCGGTCCCATGTCTCGCGGTCGATGATTGCATCGTGCTCGCCGGGATAGCTTTCGCCCTTATGGACCGCTTCGCCGAGATACGCTCGGTTTGATAGCATCCGGTAGAGATACTTCTTGTCGATCTGGTTGCCACGCGGCGTGCCGAGGCCCCGCGCGCCGACCTCGCGGGCCAGCAGCGTACAGGATCCGATCTCGATGAAGCGGGCGAATATCCAGCGCACATGCGCGGCGGCGGTTTCGTCAATCAGCAGCTTGCGGTTTTCGACACGGTATCCGAAGGGCGGCACGCCGCCCATCCACATCCCCTTCTTCCGGCTCGCGGCGACCTTGTCGCGGATGCGCTCGGCTGTGACCTCGCGCTCGAACTGGGCGAAGGACAGCAGGATGTTCAGCGTGAGCCGTCCCATCGATGTGGTCGTATTGAACGACTGCGTGACCGAGACGAAGGTGACGCCGTTCCGGTCGAACACCTCGACCAGCTTGGCAAAATCGGCCAGCGAGCGGCTGAGGCGGTCTATCTTGTAGACGACTACCACGTCGACCAGTCCGTCCTCGATGTCGGCCAGCAGCCGCTTCAGGCCGGGGCGTTCCAGCGTGCCGCCAGAGATACCGCCGTCGTCATACTGATCGCGGACCAGCACCCAGCCCTCAGACCGCTGGCTGGCGATGTAAGCCTCACAGGCCTCGCGCTGGGCGTGGAGCGAGTTGAACTCCTGCTCCAGCCCTTCCTCGGAGGATTTCCGGGTGTAAACGGCGCAGCGGAGCTTGCGGACGACTTTCGATTTTTCGGGCGGTTTCGTCATGTCCGCCCCCTGTGGTTCTTGAGGCCGAAGAACACCCAGCCGTTCCAGCGGGTGCCGGTGATGGCGCGGGCGATGGCGGAGACCGACTTGTAGGGGCGTCCCTGCCACTCGAAGCCGTCGGCGGTGACCGTCACGACGTATTCGACGCCCTGCCATTCGCGAAGCAGCCGCGTGCCAGTGATGGGGCGGTCGCGGTCGGCGCGGAGGCTGCGCCTCCTCTTGTCGCCGCCGTCCAGTTCCTCACCCAGCCGTTCCAGCCGCCGGATCGTCTCGGGTTTCAGCCCGCCGTAGGCGAGTTCCTGGATGCGGTAGGCGAGGCGGGATTCAAGGTAGCGGCGATTGAAGGGCGGCGGCTCGCTGTGGAACAACTCGCGCCACTGCTTCTTCAGGTCGGGCGTCGGTGTGGTCTTCAGCGCGGCCAGGCGCGCGGGGATGGGGTCATGCGTCGTCATGCGGTCTCCGTTGGGCTCGGGGGTGCATGACGGCATCGGTCAGCCGGATAGTGTAGGCGAATTTCTCTCGTTTCGTCAGAAGGTTCGCTCCGCTCGCATTGCACGAGCCTGACCAGCCCGAGAGCTAGCAAAGCGCACAGTTCGGTGCGGCGCTCCGCAGCGGTCATCTGGTCGGGTGGCAGGGGATTGGGGCGTTTCATGTCTCGGTGGCAATTCTCGGCGGTGTCACTACCGATCAAAAGCCACCCGGCCGACCGGGACGGGACATCCC